GGTTTTCGGCGCGGTCGAGCCGTCTGCCCACTGATAGAGGGCTGTGTCTTTCAGCGTAAACTTCGCGCTGTAATTGCCGGCGTTCGTGCCGCTGGTCGTGCCGCCGAGCGTCATTTTCGTCGTATCGTAGTTGTACCATGCCGGGCTTTGCGAGCCGCCCGAATAGGTCAGGCTTCCGCTCTGGCTCGGCACGGTCACATTCGTCTTGGTGACGGTGACGGCCTGCGTCGCGGTGCAGGAAACGCCGCCCTCGGTGTAGCGGATCGTGACGCTGGTGCGGCCTGCTTCCAGACCGCCGCTCGGCTCGACCGAAACGCCTGTTGCAATCAGCGTGGCGCCGTTGGAATACGTCGCCTTGACAACCATGCCAGCCGTCGAGAACTGCTCACCAGCCTTGTAGGCGGTCTTCGTGGGCGGCGTTGTGATCTCGATGGACGCGAGCTTGATGCCGCCACCGCTTCCGCCGATCATCTGAAATACCTTGCTCATTGTGCGACC